CAGTCATTGGCCTTTTTAGTATAGTGGATTCTACGGGAGTTCCTACATTGATACATTCTTTTGTTAAGGCACATACATGTTCAGGGTCTATGATCCTATAGTCTGACATGAATTTATGTGCTGCGTATTGTATCTCTGATTCGGTTAGTATCTCACCGTCGTAGTCTGGTTCTCCTGGTATTGCTACTGCAGAGTATACTAGTTTATCAGTCATAAAAATCAGTTTATATTAAATTAATGTTGTATAAGTGTAAAATTTAGGGAGAGTATAAGAACCTGTGTTATGATTGTTTTTTTTAGGTGACTTAATATATGCGTGTGTTTAGATTCAATTAATCCTTTTTTATGGGGATTGATATTATGGCGTTATCATGTCCTTTTTTGTGATTTGACTCGAATTGTTGAATTTTAGATAATTGATTTTTCGGAGGAAATAAAAAAGTTTTTTTGGCGTAATTGCTTATTCTTGTTTTTTTATACTCTCCCCTTACTTTATAAGGTCGACAAATAGAAAATAGCGACGTATGGCAAGTGATGGTTAATTGCCTATCCCGATTGTATCGGAGTATTCATGAGACATATACAATTCCCCATCATGATCGTAGTAATTGTAGATAATAGTATTAGGTGGTCTTACTATTAACTCGAATAACCCATCACTATCTTCATGGAGTATAAATTCATTCTTGTCATTTTTCATTACTTTTGCATTCTTAAGGATATTAGGGTTAATCTCATTCCCCTCACCGTTAGAATCTAAAGTAAATTTCGCATCATATTTTTTTAATAGCTCATTTATAATCATATGCCTAACAACCTCTCTAAGTATTTTACTTTATTAGGATACCTTTTTATCCATTCCGCATAAGTGTTCGGTTTTTCCTTGTTTTTCCATGTCCAAGTAGGTTTTAGCATTACTGCCCCTGTTTTATCAGGAATATGCTTAAATGATACCATACTTACAGCATCAGCAAAATCCTCGGAGTAACTATAAGTTTTGCTATGATGGGATTTCCCATAGGAAGAACTTATCCCATCTACTATTTCTTTAGGGGTCTTGCCAATTCTACGCCAATTTTCATCGAATATAGGGTATTGCAAATTCAAAGCACCATACCCATCGGGGTTACAATTATCACTAAATCTAGTGTTTTTATTACTCCAGTTCTTGGATAATTTGAAATCTAAACCATGCGCCATTTCATGGTATAAGGTTCTTTGTAAGGAATGTCCCATCTCTAAATCATCTTCATAACAAGGTTTAAAAATGTCAATCCATGCAGCAGGTTTACCATGTGTAACATATTTCTTCAGATTTTCTTGGTCTTTGACAATGTCTAAATGTTCGGAAGGCACATGTTTATTATAACCATTAAGACGTTTAGAAGACCTATTAGTGAAACTTATACTAGTGTTGGATTGCTTAAGGATTTTCGGAGCATCATTATACATCTTTACAACATCTTTAAGGTTATGTACCCCTTTGCCTTCATTATTCATATCTATGAATAACTTTCCTTTACTATCTTTCGCTTTACTAATCTTACCTAAACTTTGATGGAAATAGAGAGTACAATCATTCTCTCTATCATAAAACTTATGGAATTTCCCTTTATTCGGATTCCCCTCAAAATTATAATATTTATATCTTGTATGTTCAATTTCCAACCTTTGATATTCTTTAGGAACTTCCGGAGCATTTTCAAATGAATATTCATACCCAAAGTATTCGGCAACTTCTTTAGGATTTTTCAATTCATCATAGGTTAATTTAGTAGGTTCTTCAATAGGTTCTACAACAGTTGGTTTTTCAATATTAGTTTCCTTTTGCTCTTGCACTACCGCACCATCAATCAAACGGATACGTTCCTGAATCTCACTAACATAATCTTGACTTAATGATGATCCAACCTTGACTAAATCAGATTCTTTAAAAGGGAAGAAGTCCGGTGCTTGATAACCTAATGGCATAATGAAAGCAGCATGTGAACATCTACAGTTAACCCATTCACTTATAGGCCCGTCCTTGTCACCAGGATACAATAAACCATTGCTAAATCTTTCATTGATAGGAACAATTTCCTCATCCACATCAATATGAGATTTCCTTGTCCTGGAGTCATGGGCTGCGTGCCATATCTTGTATTCCATTTCGTCATCTTGCATTCTTTGGTATTGCACATAATTCCTTGTAGTATTGATTTCGGTTTGTGCTATCCTACGTGCTTCATATGTGGATAAGTCAGTGAATCTTTGTTGTATCTTTTGGCCTACATCTCTTGGACCCCATCCTTCACGGTAAGCTTCACCTAAAATCTGATTGATGTCCTTGTCAACTCTTGCCATTGTCTTATCTGAAGCTTCAAACTTATACCTTTTCAATCTTGAAGATACTTTTGGGTTAGGTGCAAACAATTCCTTGTTCTCACTGACATTCAATTCATTATCTAGGAATTGTCTCTTATTATTCTTAGCCTTAGTGGCTTTGAAGTGTTTTGCCTTATCCTTGCTTGCTTCTAATAGGAGGTCATAATGAACATTCCCTATAATGGCTGCTTCATCTACATAATGGGATAAAATCTTCTCATACTCTACCCAATACTTGTTAATGACATCCTTAGCATAACCATAGAACACACTTTCTAAAGGTTTACTTAAGTCAACCTCATTAATCACTTTACGGCCAAGATATTGGAAGAACAAATGCAATTCATCGGCAAATTGTTCTTCAAGGTTTTTAGTCTCTACTGTAAGATTGTCTAATGCTTTTAATAACTTTCTGGAATGCTGAATCTTCTTCACTACTGATTTCCTCTTCAAGAGTTTCATCCTCCCAGTTATTCTCTAATCCTTCAAGGATAGTATCCACACCATACAATTTATCGTCTGCTTGGAATTTCATCTTCAAAGGTTCCCCATTATAATAGAATTCATCAAGGATAGGAGTATCTTCAAGTCTTGCAAGGCCAAAGTCTTCACCTATAATCTCTCTTGCCTCGTTAGGAGTCATCAAACCAGTCTTGACAAGTTCAATAGTCTTGTCAATATCAATATGCTTCTTCTCTTCATCAGTGGTTATTATCTTGAATTGCCAATCAGTAACTCCTAAGTATTCAGTTAAAAGATAATTGATGTCAGCTTCATTCTCTCGGATTAATGGGGCTATGGTAGTGGTACGGTAAGCATTGTTAGTCATCTCACTATTACTGCTTCCAAGTTTACCGGCATCAGTTATTCCAACACGGTTAGGATCCATATGGTGACTTGCTACAACTTCGTCCCTATTATCCTTACGGAACAAACGGAAACTGGCTTCTTTAGTGTCAGTAGATAATGGTTGAATGTCAACCTTTACATTCCCATCCTCCCCTTCACTTGGAATTTGCAAGACCATAGCACTATGTGGATTCTTGATCACTTGCCTTAACTGTTCAGTGATACGATACTGGAGAGTATTCCTTACATCATAGTCAGGGTCTTCAGGGTCAAGTATTCCTGGGTCAAAGTCACCGGTGATAGTGACATACATTGCAGGGATACCATAATTCTTAAAGAATTCAATATTGTATCTTGCCCTGTTATGGTCTGCATATATTGCGCCAATGGATGGTGTGGCTGGTGCCTTACCGTAGAGTTTACTGTCTGCATTAGGCCTGTTCTTCCAAATAACCTCATTAGCCCTAAGGTGTTCAGGTAATCCTTCGTAATGTTTCTTACCGGTTTCAAAGTGTACATCATAGGTTCCTTTTTCATCATGATTGGTTCCCATAATGATAAAGTATCTTGTATGAACTCCTACCCTTTGCTGTACTCTTACACCATCAGCACATCTACGGAAAGTATGTGCAGGATAATGTTTTATGTCGCATATTGGAGCATCACGGTCTCCGGCTTCCCTTACGATTTCAAGCAAACCGTAACCTACACCTTCAGCATCGTACTCCCTAAGGTAGAGTAACTTGTTAATGTTAGGCCTTAAGCTTTCAAAGAATTCAGTTATCCTTTGTTTCTGTTCCATCATAGGTTCTTCTACTTCAGGGTTAGGTATCAATGTGTAACCTGCACCTGAAGCATCACTTGCTATTGCTTCAACACAGGACTTATGCCAAGTGTTAATATCCAATAAATGGGTTAACAGTTTAGGTGGAGCAGGAGGTTCCACAACATCCTTATAATTGAAACCATCTTCTGTATCTAAACCTTTACTTGATTTGATACTATACTCCTCAAGTATTGACTGGTTTACTATGTTACCGGTATCTGTTACAATATAACTCTC